GACAAATGCTTCTCAGGATGTGGATGTCTGGTTTCGGGTCAATGGCACAAATGTGGCCAACTCAAACAGCCGATTTGGCTTTGCACCCAGAAAGGGTGCTGGGGACCCGTATCACACCATTGCAGCCATGAATTACTTTGTGAGCTTAAATGCGACTGACTATGTTGAGATAATGTGGAGAACAACCGATGTGGGGGTCACGATTGAGCAATACGCTGCCGGAACAAGCCCCACACGGCCAGCAGTGCCATCAGCCATTGTCACAATGAGCTTTGTGTCCAACTTACCAACAATATAGCCATGTACATACCACTCAAATTACCACCAGGCATTTACAGAAACGGCACTGAGTACCAGGCAGCAGGCCGGTGGTATGACGCAAATCTGGTGCGCTGGTACGAGAACACTCTGCGGCCCATGGGTGGCTGGAGAAAACGTGCAACTGGCCAGATGTCTGGTCTGTGCCGCGGCTTTATCACTTGGCGCGATAACAGTGCCAACCGATGGATCGCAGCTGGAACGCACACAAAACTCTATGCCATGAATGAGGGTGGAACACTCAAAGAAATTACACCAACTGGATTCACAGCTGGCATTGCAGACTCATTGTCAAAGACCGGCTACGGCTACAGCACCTATGGCACTCTGGCCTATGGCACGGCACGACCAGACACTGGCTTGATCACCCCAGCCACAACATGGTCCATGGACACATGGGGCGAGTATTTGATTGCTTGCTCCAATGCCGATGGCAAGCTCTATGAGTGGCAATTGGGGTTCACAACGCCTACATTGGCGGCAGCAATCACCAATGCACCAACGAGCAACAAGGCTGTTTTAGTCACCTCCGAGCGCATTATGTTTGCCCTTGGCGCTGGTGGAAACCCAAGAAAAGTGCAGTGGTGCGACCAAGAGAACAATACAGTTTGGACACCGGCAGCCGATAACCAAGCAGGCGACTATGAACTTGCAACGCCTGGCACACTTCTGGCTGGCAAGCGGGTCAAGGGTGTAAACCTACTGTTTACAGATGTGGATGTCCACACGGCCCAGTATGTTGGCGCGCCATTTGTTTATGGCTTTGAAAAGGCTGGCTCTGGCTGTGGTCTCATTTCAGCCCAGTCTGTGGCGGCCATTGATACTGCTGCCATTTGGATGAGCAAGTCTGGCTTTTGGATATATGACGGCTATGTCAAGCCACTGCCAAGCGATGTGTCGGACTATGTCTTTGGCAATATCAACTTCAATCAGGCATCCAAGGTCTATGCGGTCCATAACAGTAAGTTTGGCGAAATCTGGTGGTATTACCCCAGCAGTGGCAGCAATGAGAATGACAGCTATTGCACTTTCAACTACAGAGAAAACCACTGGAACATAGGCACATTGGCCAGAACTGCTGGCACTGATGCTGGCGTGTTCACCAATCCCTTGGCGGTTTCGACTGACGGCTACATTTACGAGCATGAGGTCGGGTTTGCTTATGACAGCGCCAGCCTTTACGCTGAAAGTGGCCCAGTCCAGCTTGGCAATGGCGACAACATCATGTCGATCAGGCAAGTGGTCCCAGATGAGCAGACACTGGGTGAGGCGGTGGTTTCATTCAAAACCCGCAATTACCCGACTGGCACACAATCCACATTTGGACCATACACGGCAGCCAACCCGACTGATGTCAGGTTTGCAGCGCGTCAGGTCAATGTGAAGGTGACTGGTGCGGTATTGGCCGACTGGCGAATTGGGGTGATGAGGCTTGATGCAGTCCCAAGTGGTAAGCGATGAGTGACAAAGAACATTTGGACAGGCTGCGCCACCATGTGGAGGCTGCTTTAGAATACTCTGGAGGCACACATAATTTTGACGATGTCACTGAGATGGTCGAAAAACAGCAATTACAGCTGTGGCCGGCCAAGGACTCGGTGGTATTGACAGAGATCATTGTCTACCCACGACTGAAGTGTTTGCATTACTTCTTGGCTGGTGGCGACCTAGATGAACTCTCACGGATGAGACCATTGATCGAATCCTGGGGCAAGTCTGTTGGCTGCACCAGGGTGACTTTGGCAGGCCGAAGAGGCTGGACAAAGACATTTTTAAAAGACGAAGGTTACAGCCCACAATGGTCTGTAATGGCAAAGGAACTTTAGGGGATACATATGGCAATTTCAGCAGCACTGAATTACGCGCTCAATAATGGGATGACCCAAGAGCAATTTGATAAAAGAATTTTTGATGCGGTACTTGCTGCCCAGCAGCCTGGCTCTACTACAACCAATGCGATGCTGCGATCTGAGATGGACCGGCTTGGTATATCTACAGAAGATGTGGCGCGTGCCACTGGCGTGACAACTCAGAGTGTCCAAGATATATACAACACTGCACTGCCAAAAACAAATGCCGAATTGATTGCTGATGCTGCGGCTGATGCGGAGCTTGCAGCCCGTACAGCCAGAGACACGACAGCGTCAGCAGCTACTATTGCTGCGGCCAGACAGGCGGCAACGACATCACAGGGTCTTTTGAGTACAGCTGATCAAACGGCTGCCACTGCTGCTGCGGCCACACTTGCTACCCAGCAAAAGGCTGCGGCTGATGCATTGGCTGCAACAAATGCTAAAGCGGTTGCTGATGCCAAGGCTGCTGCCGATGCCAAAGCCATTGTGGATGCAAGAGCTGCTGCCGATGCCAAGGCCATTGCAGATGCCAAAGCAGCTGCTGCACTGAAAACAACTAGCACCACTCAAACAGGCTTAAATGCCAAACTTGAGGCTGCCTATAAAGCTGGCGACATTGCCTTGCTCAATAGCCTATTGACACAAAATCAGGTGACATCAGCGCAAGCAAAGAATATGTTTAACCTGACAGATGCAGACCTTGCATGGATTCAGAACAATGCTGGTGGTAAGTTTTACACGCCACCAACGGCCACGCCTGGTGCGAATATGGGCATTGGTGGCTCATTTGCTAATTACCAGTCAATCCCCATTGGCGCTCAATACAACCCTGCTGTGACAGCTGGTGGTGCATCCCCATACTCACAGATCATGGGCCAAATGAGACCATTCACAAACCCTTATCAAAATGTCGCAACTAACACCCCAATGGGTGGATATGACCCAGGGCTGTATGACCGAATTGAGGCTGCCAATGTTGCAAAAACAATTGCAACCCAAGAAGCAGACAGACTAGCAGCAACACAAACAGGGATGGAGCAAAGCAGCACTGGTGGATTGGCCGGTGGCGGCATGGTCCATGGCGGTCTCATGTTTGGCATGAATCCTCCTGGTCCAGATGATGGCGCTGTCAATCTTGATCTTGGCGAATATGTGGTCAAGAAGTCAGCAGTCAATAAGTATGGCCGTGGACTTCTGGACATGATCAATGAAGGCAAAGTGCCTGCCAAGAAAATGAAATCTTTACTCGGATAAGGTGGCAATATGTCAAAAGGTGGAACAACTACATCAACAAGCTCCATTGATCCACAGATCAAAGAAGCATTCTTGGCTAACTTTCAGCAGGCCCAAGGGGTCGCTGGTGCTTTGCCGGTCCAACAGTTTGCAGGGTACAACCCCATGTACCAGGCAGGCGAGGAGGCTTTGGTTAACACGGCCCTCGCTGGCCCAGGCATCACTGGCACTGACTTAGCAGCCCAAATGGCGGCTTATGGCGGTGTCTATCAGCCTGCACAAATTACAGCGCAGCAGACCAATCTTGGTCTTGGACAAGGTCCAGGCACTATTGGCTCTTACATGAATCCCTATACAGAGATGGTGCGCAAGAATGCATTAGGTGATTTGGAATCTGCACGCCAAGCGGCTATTCAGCAAACTGGTGAGCGTGCAAATGCTGCCCGTGCATTTGGTGGATCACGCCAAGGTGTGGCAGAGGCTTTGACTAACCAAGGGTTTGCCAAGCAGGCCGCCACACTTGGGACATCTTTGAATGAGCAAGCATTCAACCAGGCAATGGCCGCGCAGCAGGCTGACATTGCGCGCAGATCAGCAGCCGACATTGCCAATCAGCAAGCCGGTTTGCAAGGTGCTCAATTGCGTTTGGGCGGTGCAAGCCAGCTAGGCAATTTGGCTGCACAACAACAAGCATTGCGTCTTGGTGGCGCTCAAGCGGTTATGGCCGCTGGCGGTGCGCGTCAGGCTCTGGACCAGCAACAAATGGATGCCATTCGCAACATTGGCCTCCAGCGTCTGGGTGTGGTTCAGTCTTCACTTGGTGCGCAGCCTGCTAATCTTGGTATGGTGGCAACAACCCCATATAGCCAAAATGTTGGCGCTGGCGCTCTTGGTGGCGCTTTGGCTGGCGCTCAATTGGGCAGTGTTGTCCCAGGTATTGGTACAGCAATTGGTGCAATTGGTGGCGGTATTCTTGGCCTATTGCGTTAATTAGAAGGATCAAAAAATGGCTAATGAAACTGGATTTGATTTAAGTGGTTTGTTTAGTGGCGGTTTTGGCGGCACTCCATCAGGGCTTGATGCATTGCTGACAGAAGACCAGCGCAAACTCTTAGGCCGTAATGCTACGTTATCAGCAGCTGCTGCATTGCTCCAAGCCAGTGGTCGAAGCACAACGCCAATTAGCCTTGGCCAAGCACTTGGATCAGCTTTGCAGGCAGGCCAGCAAGGTTATCAACAAGCCCGTGCAAGCTCTTTTCAAGATTTATTGCTTGGCCAAAAACTTCAAGAAGCCAAATCAGCCCAAGATTTGCAAAAGCAAGTCGCTGGCATATTGACTGCCCCTGCACCAACTGCATTGAGTCCAGAGATGCAGGCTCTGGCTGTGCCAGGAATGCAAGCAGGCCCAACTGTAGCCCGTGCTGAATTGGCTGCAAATATTCCACAGCCAAGCGCCAATGAAATTAAAGCTGGTCAATATCAAAGAATTGCAGATATTTATACAGCAGCTGGCAAAAGTGAAGATGCAAAACGCTATCAAGATATAGCCGAGAAACTCAATCCAAGGGCTGAGATAACGGGTCAGCCATTTGAAGTGACTGATGCTAAAGGCAATCCCATTTTGGTCCAGCAATACAAAGATGGTACTGTGAAGACCATGCAAGGATTTGGTCCAAAGCGCGATGTTGTTTTGCAAAATCTTGGCGGCCAGACTGTGGCCATCGACAAGTCAAAATTAAAAGGCAATGAGCAATTTGCCCAGACAATGACTCCAGGAGAAGTGGCCTCCAATATTATTGCCCAAGGAAATCTTGCAGTAAATCGTGCCAATTTGGGTGTGGCCCAAGGCGGCTTGGCATTGCGTCAGCAAGAATTTAATCGTGGTGGGTATCAACTTAAAGAAGGCCCAGAAGGTTTGTCTTATGTGCCAACTGCACCAGGCGGTCCAGCCATCCCAGTTATGACAGCAGCCGGAACGCCATTTGAAGGCGCTGGTGCTAAACCTACTGAAGATCAAAGCAAGTCAGCAGGATTTGCTTATCGCATGAAGCAGTCAAGCGCAATTTTCAATCAGCCTGCATTGAATAGGTCTGGTGAGCCTATTATTGATCCTAAGACTGGCAATCCAGTAACACTTGAACAGGCTTTTGGTCAGCCAGGTAAGTATCAGTCAATCATGCGATCAATTCCAAGCGCTGGATTAACCACTGGCTTGGCCAATCTTTCAGAATCTACTGGAAGTCAGCAATATCGCCAAGCCCAACAAAACTGGGTGACAGCCAATTTGCGACCTGAGTCTGGCGCTGTTATTGGTGCAGACGAAATGGAAAAGGAAATAATGAAATATTTCCCACAAACTAGCGACAGTCAAAAAACCATTGAGCAAAAAGCCCGTGCTAGACGCGACACTGAACTGGCCATGACTGTTCGAGCTGGTCCAGCGTATAAGCAATTGGAAAAAGCAGTGGCTGCACAAAATGCGGCATTAGCAGCGCCTGCACCTATGGCACAACCTGGTGCAGCAGTGCCAACTGTAAGACAGCCAACCGGCAATGCTAGA